GATATAACCTTCAGCAGCATCGTGATTCACATCACCTGAGCGGCCACCGGCTTCAATGTATTCTGCAACAGTCATGCCAGTACGGTACAAAGCAAAGCGTTGACGTGACAGGGTGTTGTTACGCTTTGGATTGGTTGTGGCAACTAAAGTAATGATGGCTTTTTTGTTTGCACGGGCGCGCTGTTTAGCTTCTGACATGTCAGTATCTTCCTGTTGGATAGGGTTAGGTCTTTCGACAATAGGGGTAAGTTGCATATGTATTCCTTTCAATAATCAACGGGATTCATTGTATCACGCTTAATGTAATCACGCACTGCAGTTAACAAAGTTTGTTGCGTTTTATCTTTTCTGCGTATGGCCAACATGATGGCTTCATCCACAGTGTCCTTGGCCATGATGTGGTGGACTACGATGTGATTTTTTTGACCCTGTCTCCAGAGTCTGCGAATAAACTGTTCATAGACCTCAAGGCTCCAAGTCAAAGAATACCAGATGACTGCGTGGCCAGTACCTTGTAGGTTGAGACCGTGACCCGCCGACATTGGGTGAGCCAAAAGAACCGGTATCTTGCCGGCGTTCCAATCATTAATAATAGAATCAAGTTTATGACCAATAACCCCACTGCCAATGACAGGCGCATCCGGAAAGGCAGCTTTAAGCCTTTCGAGGTCATGCGCAAAATGGTAACCGATGATGCAAGGTTGGCCCGATAGCTCCTCGACCAGATCAAGAACAGCTTCCGTCTTCGCGTCATGAAGGTGAATACTTGTTTTAGCATCGCCGCTTCCATCATCATCTAAGTAAGAACCGCCATTGGCAATTTGTTGACCTTTCATAACTGCAACGGCGGCGTTGACTGCAGTTACGTTTCCGCTGTTTAATTCCACTGTCAGATCATTTTCAAAGGCGTCGTACAGTTTTCTAGCCTTTGGAGGTAGATCTACCATGATGTCGTTATAAGTTAACTCAGGCAAATCTAGATGGTCTAGCGCTGCCATTCGAAGCACCTTGCCAGCCAAAGCTTCATGGATCCTTGCTTCCCCATCAGATTGCAGTTTCCACTCATACCCGCCATAGCCGGAAGGGTAAAAGTATTCCGTCCTGAATCGTGAAATGTAAGGGCCAAAGGTAGCCCCTTGATCCAAGATCAGCTGGGGGCCAAAGATGTCAAGCAAACTATTTGGTGCAGGAGATCCCGTTAAGCCCCAACGACGGTCAAACTTATCCAGCAAAGGTTTTATTGTCTTAAAACGCTGAGTCTGGGTGTTTTTCATATAAGATATCTCATCCACCGTCAGGATCTGGAAGGGCCAATCTTTGCCATTAAGTTGCGCAGACAGCCAGCCAAGGCCTTCAAAGTTGATGACATAAATGTCGTGGTTTTGCTTTAAGACTTTAGCCTTGGTTCCACCATGTAGAACGCCGACTGAGTAATCCTCAAACTGCTCCCACTTTTTAACCTCAGGTGGCCACACACCATGCACAGGCCGGAGCGGGGCAATGACCAGCATTTTCTTGGCCAAGCCCTTGAGCCTTAGGGTTCTATATGCCGATAAGACCACTGCTGTCTTACCAAGCCCGGGATCCAGCCATAAAGCTGCCGAGCCTTTTTCCACCAGAAACTTTACAGCTTCTTTTTGGTATTCATGCGGTTCCCAAAACATTGTCGATACCTTCCTTAGAGTCAATGATGTGGACATGGTGGCCGATCTTTTCCAGATCTTTATGCACCTTGTCCTGCAGCGGCGAGGTTTTACCCCCGGGCCGCTTTAGTTCTACCCACAAAACCCCGCCACCTTTCAATGGCACGATTCGATCAGGCCAACCTCGGGCATAGCGCACATTCAATTTCAATGTAAGCAGGCCGCGTTTCTTACAAGCAGCGGAGAAGTAAGTCTCCAAATGCCGCTCAAGCAAAACTTTGGTCACCATTGGCAGGGACCCCCATTGGCTTTGCGGAAGTGGCACCAACGGCAGCCATAAGAAGGCTTAGGCGCAAAGATGTCATCATTTTCCAATTTGCCAACACGCTCTGATAGCCAAGCTTGCAGTGCGGGGAAGTCTTCACGTTTGAACTCTGGGTAGGGTGATTGCTTGTTCAGGTCAATGTAGCAAATCTCGGTGGTTACAACTTCAACCTCAGGGTGGCTGGCCAAGATAATAGTTGCATACAACTTTAACTGATCACCATACTCACGCTCTTTGCCGGTCTTCCAGTCAAGGACGTGGGCTCTGGCGCCATCAAAATACACAGCGTCATAGATACCCCTTACCCAAGCCTCGGGGGCCTTGAAGTCGCATGGCTTCCAATCTTTGGTAATGGCAAACTCGACCTCGCTTTTGGTTTTTAATTCGATCAGCTTTTCAATGTAAGGAAACCAGAATTTACGCTCATCTGGAATTAGGTTCATGCTAATCAAAGCATTTTCAAACTCAGCGTGGATCATTTTGCCACGTTCAGCGGCTTCACCTGCAGGTTCCTGCCGATGCTCAATGCGAGTCAGTTTGTATTTGTATGGGCATTGCTCATAAGTTTTGATTGATGAATTTGAGTATGCCATCATTTATCTTTCAAGGTTTCGTTGTAGGGAAAAAAAGGCTTTGGGTTTGCAATTGTTGTAAGTACTTGCGGGCCAGTCTTGGTAGCTCTAAACTTTGGATCTTGTAAAAAGATGCTGGGGCGTTTAACCTGCGCCAATTCTTCCCAAGGGTCAAGTGCTTTTTTTGGTGTTAGGTCTCGCATTACGAAGCAGTTTCTTTCAATGTCATATCTAAGCAGTTTGTGGGTGTCTATTATGTCCGTCATACAATTCCGTTATTGGTCTGGCTTTTCTATTTGTAATGTCAGCGTTGACAATGTCAATGGCTTTTTCAAGCATTTGGATTGTGCAAGCATCTAACTGCGCGTCGTGTATTTCCATGCCTAAGTTTAGGGCTTGTAGCTCTGGGCCTGTAAGGATGAACCTATCACCATTCTTTACGCCGCGTCTTGCAAGATGATACAAAGCATCTTGTGCTGCCTTGATCTCTACTGACCAGTCGGTGCCAATGTCAAGCCGCGTTAAAGCCTCGGCCATGTTCATAGCTGCGATCAGCGCGTCAAGGTCTTTGCGAGTTGCCGTGCCAAGTCTAAGCGTATTAAGGGCATCATGGTTTTTGATGCGCAAATTAAGTTCATGCACCGAAGCCTTGAAAGGCTTTAGTCCAGATAAAACCCAGTTCACAGCATCAGGCCTGACGCCCTTAGGCTTGTACTTGCTACGCTTTCTCACAGAGATTGCCCCATCTTTCTAAATTGCGTTGTTTCTATGTAGCCGCATTTGGTGCATTTACGATGCTGAACATACGCATACGCTGTAGTTTCCGAATCCCAGCTATCCCACTTGTGTCTGCAGCCACCAAAGAAGTAATCGAGCAACCAAACAAAACCTGCGACACCGGCGAACAGCACCGGTCCAATAAGCATTAGCCATAAATCATTGACCATTGTTTTTCTCCTTGAGTTTGGCTTCAATCTTTCTAAAAAAATTCAGCAAGTCAGGCTTCATGCCCCACAATTCTGTGTATTCCTCATCCGTCAGCCCTACCCATGTGCGCTGTGGTGGGGGTTCGTCGCGCTCAGGCTCATCTTTCGGCATTACCCAATGTGGATTCTCGGATAACTTCTTGTCAGCCCATGCGTTTAACTCAGCAATCGTGAACCAAGCACGTTCACCCGTAGGCTCCTGCAACTTACCCACAGGCTCATCCTTCGCTTCTAGTGCGGCTTTAATGGCGGCGAATGTTTCTTTGTAAAGAACTTCGCCCGTGTTTTCGTAGTGTTTCATCCCCAAATCTTCCAACGCCTCCAATGCAAGGCGTAATGCTTCGTCTTTAGTCATGCTTGTCCCCTTGCCCGGATGGCGGACGCAATCCCGTGTTGGTTTTTGTGTTGACCAACTTGTTCTGCCACCTTTGCACACGCCTCACGTTCTGCAAGCGCACCGGATTCGTAAATCTTTTTAAGTGCATCCATGAAAGTTGTATCAGTGAATTGAATGAGGGCACCACCAAACAAAACTGTGCCGCCTAAACTTTCAACAACATTAACTAGATCTTGGTTCATGCTTCCCTCGCTTTCAGCATTGCGTCTGCCATGTTGTAGGCGGCAAAAGCAAGCTCATCGTCTTGCACTGACTGTGGCAAATTACCGCTTGCAAACATGCCTTGCATCGCCTTAGCCGCAAAGTAGTCACGCAGTGTCATGCCATCTTGAGGGTTATGCATACCATGCTGATGCGCGGGTGATGCAGGTCTTGGAAATGCAGGTTGATTCATAGCGGCCTCCAAACATAAAGGTCCATCAACACAACAATAAGTCCTACAAGGAACATAACCCTTTCAAGCTTTTCCCAACGTGTCATCATTTGACCTCCTGATACGTGTTGCCGATTTTGTAGTCACTAACCATGGGCACATCCATTTCCAAGGCGTTGCACATGGACCATGTCAAGCATTCAGCCTCACGCTCGACATGCTCTTCCGGAGCTGAGATAACCAATTCATCATGCACACTAAGCAAAAGCCTACTGCCTTGACGTTTGCTTTGATAAAGCAGCATGGCGGCTTTGGCCTGATCAGCCGCGGAGCCTTGAATCAAAAGGTTGACCCCTTTGTAATCGAATTCACGCAGACGGCCATTGATGATCTTAGGCGGTTCCATCTTGATGAGACGCCCGCCAATGGTTTTAAGCGGTTGGCCTAATTTATACCTTGTCCGCATGGTGGACTGCATCGTCTTGAGGCCCGGAGCCACGGCGGTGGTATATGCATCCATCAATGTCTTTGCCATTTCATAATCTACCTCCAACATCTCACTGATTTTCTTAGGGCCTGCGCCGTAGAGAATAGCAAATGATACGCCTTTGGAGTAAGTCCTTGACACCTCACGCCCACTGGCCTCGGTCATCATCTTGGCAGCGTAGGTATGCAGGTCAGCACGAGCATCGGCTTGGTATTGCCGCATTAAACCGCCGCCTTCAAAGTGGGCAAAGATTCTAAGCTCTTGAGCGTTAAAGTCACATGCCACCAACTTATGGCCTTCATCGGCTAGGATGAAGCTTCTGATGAGCGGGAGGGGTGCAACTTCCAAAGTAGCGGGGAGGGTAACTTTCGGATAACGGATAGGCGCATTTTGAAAGTTGGGTGTTGAGGAGAGACGGCCGGTTCGGGTGCCCCCACGTTCACCTCGTACACTGTTCCAGTTTGTGTAGATTCGACCTGTAGATGCAGAAGCTTGTAACCAGGGCTCAATGAAAGTTGACAAACATGTTGATAGGTTGGCTCTATATCTGAGGACATCTTTTAACTCCGCGTGTGTGATTAGTTCTTCAAAAGTTTCCTTGTCGGCCTTAGGTTGGCCTTTATCCGTGGTAGGCCACCCATTATCTTTCAACCAGTATTCCGTGGGATAAATACTATTGACCAGCTCCCTATCGCTGTCAAGATTCAATTCAGGAGAACCTAACAATGAACGAACCCAAACATTACACTTTTCAATATCTACTATTGCTTGCTCTTTTGCTTTTTGCAAACCGGCTCGATCAACCCTTACACCTAACCGGGAGTTTTCAAGTAACATTGGAATCAAAGCAACCTCACGGTGGTAAGCTACCTGCTGTGCGGGTAAAACCTGCTCGATGAGATATTCATAAAGCTTGCTGGTAAGGCGTACGTCAGCTGCGGCGTACTTGCCTACCAATTCCACGGGGCCGCGGGAAATGTATGCACCCCATGTAGACTTTTTACGCCTTGCTTCCTCGACATTAGCAATGATCCATTCCTTTAATTCATCCCTTTCATTGGGGGTATCAAGGCCCCAAGTGATGACCAAGTCTTTCAAAGATAAAGATTGAACGTGAGGATCGTGGAGAAAAGCAAGTATAAGAGTATCATGAACACGCGTGGTGTCCTGAGGGATGGGTACATCCAAATGAGTCTCAGCAACATCAAGGTCAAACATAGCGTTGTGAAAGCAGATATCGCGACCGCTATCATAGATCAACTCCATCATAGCCTTGACGGCTTCTTTGGTTGTGTTATTGCCTAAGGCGTGGCCAAAGGCGTGGTAGCCGTCTGGGTATTCACCTTCAGGGTCATAGACGGCCAAACCAACTGGCACCGGAGGGTAATCCGGCCGTGGGCCAATGGCCATTGTTTCAAAATCAAGATAGACAGGTTTCATAATTTAGGTGGGGGTACCGGTTGGTGACTATTTGCTACGCTCAACGGATTTGCTAGCTAGACGTACCGTTTATATACGCAGTTACTCAGGGTTGACGTTTACCCCATGGCTTCACCAACTTTCCCCCCGTATTCCTTAGTACTTAGGGTTGCCATCCACAGCTGCGGCGGCATCAACTTCTTCGTTAATAGCGCCAGCGGACTCAATAGCCTTTTGCACTTCAGTCTTAGCACGCTCAATCAAAGCGCCAATCACAGCGGTATCCTCAATGGCCTTAACCATGTTGAAGACTACCTTGAACTGGGTCTTGGCATCAGGCACTACAGCAACTTCACTGATCACGCCAAGTGGAGGACGCTTTAATGTTGCAGCCAAAGTTTGCGCGTAGGTTGCGTAGTTCTTCAGGCTGGTAACGGGTGGACGCAGTGCAGCAACCTCAGCTGTTTTGACAGAGTCAGCCGAGCCAATGCTATCAGCAGGAATCAACAACAGACGGCGGGTTTCACGGCAAGCTTTGCCTTTACCACCATTTGGTGCTGAGCCCCACTCATTCTTAGGGCAGCCTTCGCAGGTTGAATGCTGAGCTGACGGGGAAGCAGAAGATGGTGCCATGCCGGTAGCCACTGCACTAATTGCAAAGCAATCAGGGCCAGTTACCTTGGTGGGATCATAACGGCTGCTGTAGTACAGACGCTCAATAGGAGCTGCCAACACAACGCAGGGGAGCTTGTTGCCAGTGATCACATCACCACGGTATGTGAGGTTACCCCCCTTGGTGGAAAGAAATGCCGTGGCGAGGCTACTCTGTTCGGCCTTGACCGATTCGATGGCCATTGCGGCGAGCTGATCTTCAAACAATGCGATTTGATTTTTAGACATAAGGATCCTTAGTTAACAAGAAAGTTATTTACGACGAACGGTAAGTTCCCAGACCTCAGAGGCTTCGGTACCGGGGATGACCTCACCAGCTTCCCACCGCTCACGGAAGGCTGTTGAGGAAAGCCGCTTATGCAGCAATTCAAATTGGCTTGTCTGCGCGACATAGCCATAAAAAGCTTGCCAATCTTTGATGGCAGGGTGCTTGGTCATTTTCATAGTGCATGATGCTTTATCAGATGCCGCTTGGCTCAGGCCAGCATCAGACATCAAAGCCATGATGTCACCTTCAAGGCGGCCAAGCTTCTCTGTCTTTTCTTTGACCTGTGAGGATAGTTCCTCACGCGCGTTTTTAGTCTGTACGTACAGGTCAATCAATTCTTTAATGTTCATGGCTTTGCTTTCTGCTGTTCTGTTTGAATGATGGCCAACATCATGGCCTCGGGGGCTTGCCAACCTACGGGTTTGACAACGTCGTATTGTGAACCACGCATAGACCGAATGTAGTCATTGGCAGGTTCCTTGTTCATGTTGGCTTCGTGCACCGCATTAAAAAGCTGATCAAAAGGTAGGCCCATAGCATGGGCACAGCCCATTGTGACGTAGCAAAGATCAACCACAGCATCGGCAGCGTCAACAAGGCTATTCTCCTCACAGGCACGAAGGTATTCACTAAGCTCTTCCATGATGAACCGAGCAAAGTAACTGGCTTGCTCGGGTGTGAGCAAGGTTGGTGTTGATGAAACCGGCAAGCCCATCTTGCGACGGAAGGCCAGTACTTTTTCTGAATTAGTCATATGCA